GTAGTCACTATAATTGTGGAACCACAACTAGATTTTATTACAGCTGAGGAGTATCTCTAGAAGTTAACACAACGATGTGTTACAGAAACATTGATGCCAAGGCAACACCTAAGCAAGTGTGATAAACTGCTTTTTATTTAAATAATAGTAGTGAGTTTGGCCCTGAAAAAGCAATAACCGTTGAATACGTAATAGACACGGGTAAAGGCAGCTTGGAGGGTGGGTTCTCTGCAATAAACTATCAGCAATAATAGTTGCTACTATATTATAATCTAGTTCCAGAGGTCGGGAGTAATTTACCCTTAAAGTAACCTAAAAAGTGGGAGGCTGTTAAACAGTACGCTCGTAGTCACTATAATTGTGGAACCACAACTAGATTTTATTACAAAGCAAAGAGGTTGTCTAGACGGGTCAAACCAGAAGGCTGCAGATACTTCGCCTCTACGACAAGAAACTGCAAAGGTGAAAGTGCTATGAAAGACAATAGTAGTTACTCAATCCTAAACACATTATGCACAATGTGTGTTCAAAAAAAGCCAAGGTTAGGATGGCATCTAACAATAAGAGCAGTGCGTTGCTCTTTAAATTATTATTCACATTAAAGACATAAAGACATGAAGAGAAACATTTGGGTATTTACAATAGTTTATGGGATCTTATATCCTTTATTCTTAGGAGTTCTTGATTCTATGTTATACTTAAGAGTTGAGAAATATGATTGGTTCATGATTACATTGTTTACATTGATGCATGTAATCTGGTTGCCAATGCTTTACTTAATTTATTTAAATCATAAAACAGCATAATTATGGACAAGACATCACCATTAGATAGATTAACCATCTTGGGCTTAGGTCGTAAGATGGAGAAATTAAAGATTATGGCTAATCAACTCATAGAAGAAGGAGATGATTCTCAATATCAGTGTGGAATAGATATACTTGACATTGTTGATCCATATAGACATAAACTGAAAGATAAAAAGAAAGTTTTAGACTTATTAGATTTTAAAGAACATTTAATTAAACAAAATAGATAGACATGGTAGAACAAAACCTTAGTTACGAACAACACAAGCTGGAGAATTTACATAAACAGCTTGAGGATTATAATGAGATGACGGCTGAACTAGAGGCTCATTGTAAAGCAAAGTATGGAATATCTTTAGAAACACTTAGTAATTTTAAAAGAGGTGTAAAACAAGACATTCAAAAGGAAGAACAAGCAGCAATGCGTGATGGCGCTAGTATTAACTTGTCTCATTTTAAAGACAAACTAAATATAGAAGCTAATGGAGCAAGTTGAACACGCAATACAAATTAGCATTAAATACGTATTAGACTTTGTACTTAATCTTGAGCACACCGGTAATGGTGTGATTGGGATTGAGTTGTGGTTTGATTGGACAGCATTACTGTTATTTATAGTGATTTACTTCTTTTGTAAATCAGTTTATAGAATGTATAAAAAAATGTAGCTAATAGCTATTAACAAGTTGATGGGCATGATTTGAGCTCTGTCTGTCAACTTGCATATGGTTGCAAACAATTTAATAGCTATTGGCTATTCACATTTAAAAGGTTGCTAGTATACCTATCGAAACTAGCATTAATTATTTAAAAGCATGTAAAAGACATGGCACAACAATTAAATTCAGGGAGCATAGAAGCTCTAAAACAAGGCGAAACTCTGCTTGTAGAAGCAAGAAAAGTAGCAAATGGCAAAATTCAAGTAGAATTTGCAGAACTGTTAAATACTGGTGCAAGAGCAAAGAATGCCTTATCCGTATTGAACAAATCAGATGATAGATTCTCTGGCGGTAAGCCTCGAAGAGCGTGGGTAACTGCAGAAGCAGGCGATGTTGGAGAACTATTTGGTATAGACTTAGGTGACACTGGTGCGTGGTACGAAGCTGATCGTCGAGGTAAAGCTATGGAAATTTTAGATCTTAACATTTTGAATCCAGTGGATTTTGATGGTGAAAGATTTAGAATTGTCTGTGAGGAAACTTTGACTCCAAGTGAGTATCATGCCCAAGATCCTGAGCGTTATGCTAAGAAGAAAGGAAGAGATGGAGATCTTATCCTTCACAATGGATGTTATGTATTCAGTTACACACATGTTCATGTTACCGATGAGCCAACCGATGACATGCACACATGGTTGAAATCTGATGTATCATCCTCAACGTCTATAGGCGGAATCAAAGCTAATGTTACTACTTCTAAAGTAGCAGCAGCAGAGCTTGACGAAGCTTTTATGTAGACATGTAAATAAAATATGTACATTGCCTTTGGTAGTGTACATATTTTTATTATATTTGTAAACAAGTTATAAACTATTTTTAAACAAGTTATGAAAAACGTTATTATCAACAACGGAAGAGCTACCGTAACTGTAACAGCAGCACATAATGTGACTGTAACAGAAAAGGCTATTACAATTGATTTAGTTACAGGTTTTAATTTAACTAAGAAAACTAAGACTAAAACCACAACCAAAGCAAAAACCAATAAGGCTACTAAAACTGCAAAACGCAGAGGTAGACCTGCAAAAGCTACTTCATAGGTAGATTTAGATTAGACAACTAAATTAAGTAGGGGACAGAGAGATTTGTCCCCTATTTTTAACTTAAAATTATTTATTATGCCAGAACAAGACGTGATTATGTGGCCATTTGAAGTGCCAAAGCACATAGATATTAGAAGTGAAAAACATCAAAAGTTTCTCATTGACAAATATAATGAAGGTAAGAAACGAGAGTTTAGAGTTAAAAATATGGAAGAGTTAATAGCTATGTTAAAAGAAGAAAGTAAGAACTGATGGGTTGGATGAAAAAGATTTATGTAATGTGTGAGGATAACACATTAGATGAGGAGTTTACTAAGCCATATCATCAAGCGTTAGTAGACGAGAAAGACACAATGTATTTTCAAGGAAAATTGATAACTATGCGTCAAGCAGAAGGTATTCAAATGTTTGTTGATGATGCTCTTAAACTATTTAAGAACAAAAAATGATTTATTTTATATCTGATACATTAAGTCATACTAAACAATTTGAGAACGGTACAATTGAGCAAGCAGTAGAGTATTGTAAAAGTAAAAAAGTATTAGGTGTAGATACTGAAACTGAAGGCTTTGACTTTACTTGTAAGAAGATGATAATGTTTCAGATAGGTGACGAAGACCATCAATTTATCATTGACACTAGGTTTGTAAGTATTGAGCCGTTACGTGAAGTATTAGAAAGTAAAAAGATAATCAAACTATTTCATAATGCAAAGTTTGACTACAAGTTTATAAAACGTTGGGCTGACATAGAGTGTGAGAATGTATATGACACATTTTTAGCAGAGCAGGTTATAAACTGTGGTAAAGACGTTAGATATAGCTTAGCACATGTCTGTGAAAGATATTTAGGTGTAAGGCTTAACAAAGAAATTAGAAATAGATTTATAGGGTTAACTGGTCAACCCTACACTGATGACCAGATAGTATACGGTGCGAAGGATGTAGAGTATTTATGTCAAATTAGAAATAAACAATTACCTATTATTGAAGAGTATAGTTTAGAGAATGTGGTACAGCTTGAAAACAATGCTGTGCTAGGTTTTGCAGACATAGAATATAACGGATTAGATATTGACAAAGAATCATGGACAGGACTAGCTAAGATATGTGAAGAACAAGCTGTCGAATTAAAAGAAGAACTAGATACATTAGTATTAGACGATGTAAGACTAGAGAAATTTGTTCCTAAGTATGTACAAGGGGACTTATTTGTTGCACAAGAAGAGATTAGAAAATTAGATATAAAATGGACATCACCTACTCAAGTACTTAAGATTTTTAAAACACTTGTACCTGAGTTAGATAATGTAAACGGAAAAGAAATGTATAAGTATAGACGTAAGTTTAATCTTATAGATAGATACGTAAAGTATAAAGAAAAAATGAAAATTGCTACAAGCTACGGAACTGCGTTCTTTAAGTTTGTAGGAGCTGACAATAAAATACACACAAGTTTTCATCAAATATTAGACACAGGACGTGTAAGTAGTTCTAAGCCTAACATGCAGCAAATACCTGCATCAAATGACTTTAGAAACTGCTTCACTGCACCTACAGACTGGTGTTTTGTCTCCTCAGATTATAGTAGTCAGGAGTTGAACGTCATCGCTTTTGGTTCTAAGGATCCCGTGTGGATTGAGTCTTTAGAAAAGGGACAAGATTTACATTCTGTATGTGCAGACCTTGTGTATGGTAAAGAATGGGTAGATGCAGCTGAAAATGATTGTGCTTACATGAAGTCAAAAGCTAAATGTAATTGCTCAAAGCATAAAAAGCTGCGTACTAATGTAAAGACTATTAATTTTGGTCTTGCATATGGTATGGGCCCTAACAAACTTGCAGACACATTAGACATAAGTATACCTGAAGCAAAACAATTAATAGATAAATATTTTACTGCGTTCCCTGCAATTGGAGGGTTCTTAGATAAACTTGCAACATTTGGGAAGAAATATGGATACATTAAAACATTTCCACCTTACAATAGACGTAGGTGGTTTACAAACTGGTATCCTAACATTTGGAATAGTCAAGCAGACAAGCGAGAGCTTGGAAGTATTGAAAGAGCAAGTAAGAACACACCTATTCAAGGAGCATCAGCTGATATGACTAAGCTTGCGCTGCATTATATTAGAGAGTATATAAAAGAAACTAACGCACCTGTAAAAATGGTAATGACTGTTCATGATCAAATAGATACTATATGTGAGATAGACTATGCTGATAAATGGGTAGTTAAAATGACTGAGCTTATGGAAAAAGCTGCGCTAGTTGTAGTTACTAACGGCTTATTAAAAGCAGATACAAATATTAGTAAATCATGGGAAAAATAAATGTACAATCTAGCACTATTGAAGGTAGAGCAGAAGAAAGAGTACAAGTGACAGAGTATGATATTATATTTGGAGCTATACGAAGAGAAATGAAGATTACTAAAGAGCAAATAGTAAGTAGAAGTAGGCTTAGAGATATAGTAGAAGCAAGACAAATGTTTTGTTTGCTTGCAAGAGATCTTATAAAAGAAGGTTCTGCAAAAGTAGGACAACAAATAAAAAGAGACCATGCAACTGTATTATACTCTGCTGCTTCAATGCGTAATTTATGCGCTGTAGATAAAAGACTAGCTATTGCTAAAAACTACATTGAAAAAGATATAACTCCTAAAATAAAAAGGATAAGTGAACTCACTATTCCTATTTGTAAACATTGTAAACAACCGATATATGAAGAAAGGGTATCATGATTACGTCCCATTAATTAAAGACGTAGAGGAAGATGTAGAGATTAAAATAGAAAAAACACATGAGCCAAAGTATATAACTACTAGCGCAGGTGTAAGACATAAAATATCTGATGAAAGAGGTATGGTAGTAGGAGGAACTGATATACTTGTATTTGGCACAAAATTGCCTGGATATTCGTATAATAAAGTGCTTGCTGTTGATCTTAAAATGGATACTAAGAGCTATATTAAATTTAACGGAAGAATATAAATACGTGAGCAAGCTACGTGAACGCTGCAATCTTTTACTATAGTTAAAGGGAGAGGAGGTTATTTACTTGGTCGTTTATGCGCCTCTCCTTTACTATTTAAACTAAATTTTAAAAAATGGAAATCTTTATTGGAATGCTGTGTGTAATAGGCTTATATCTTGCTTATGAAATGGTCAAGTATAAAAAACAAATTAAACAAAATGAAAAAAGTAATACAGAGCGTGCTTTGCGAAGCAACAAGAAGAAGAAAAAATCTTCAAGTAGTGCAGAGGCTATTACAGTTAAAGCACCGCATAAAAGTAAGCCTAAACGTACTTATAAAAAGAAAAAGAAATCTATAAAACCAAAAACAAATGACTGAATCTCAAGATGAATTAAACAAAAGTTTTGACAACAACATAACACAGATAACTGCTATTATAGAAGAGCAAACTAAATCTTTACAAAATGTTATTGATGTTGCACACGCTCTAATAGAGAGAGTTAAAAAGCTTGAAATAACAATAGCTATCAATGAAGCTATAAATACAAAAGCAAATGAGTAAAGATTGGTGGGATGATCTACCAAATCATCCTGCAAATCAACCCGATGTAGAACCAGAGTTTACCTCTGAGCATTTTACAGAGCTTGAAAGCGTCGAGATAGAAGGGATAGACACTAAAGATCATCCTGATTATTGCGACGCTTTTGTGGCTAAAGCTGTTTGGCTTGGTAGAGAGCTTACAGACGATGAGTTAGAAATTGTTAACGACGATTCTGACTTTGTATATGAACATACTATGAAACATGTAGAACTTTTAAATGATTAATTATGGACCAGAAATCAATTGATTCGTACGAAAAGCTTGCAAAAGATAATGGTTTGTCTCGCAGACAAGTACAAGTATTGCAAACACTTAAAAATGAATTAGGTATGGGTAGTAATCGTATGATTGCCCGCAAGCTTGGTTGGGATATTAACCGAGTAACAGGTAGAGTTAAAGAACTCAGATCAAAAGGCTTAATAAAATATGCTGGCGATTTTGAAGACAAAGAAACTAACAGAACAGTGAACCTATGGAAAGTGTCATTGTAATGCATGAAGTTAAAGATAAAGAGCAAAAGAAAGCTTTAAATTCTTGGGCTAAAAACGGGTACTGTGGTAGTATTATCGCAGGTACCGGTTTTGGTAAGTCTAGATGCGGTGTACTTGCAGTATGCCATATCTTAGATAAAAACTATGCTAACTGGGAAATTACTGCTGATCCTGCTCTTGTACTTGTGCCAACTGTGCAGTTACAAAAGCAATTTAAAGAAGAATTTATAAAGTGGGGCAAAGAGGAATATCTTAAAGATGTAGAAATACTTTGTTACCAAAGTGCTTACAAGCTTAAAGGTGTTGACTACTCAATTGTAGTTTGTGACGAAGTACATCTCGGCCTGTCCCCACAATATAGAAAATTCTTTGAAAATAATACATATCAACACTTGCTATGTATGACTGCTACTTTGCCGGAAGAGTATGAATATAATTTAAAATTGCAGCAAATTGCACCTATAAATTATAAGATTACATTAGATAAATGCGTATCTTTAGGTCTTGTTTCTCCATACGAGATTCATTGTATACCTGTAGAGCTTACGGATAGTGAACAGGCTGATTATAAGAAGATTAACAACAAGTTTGTCTACTGGAAATATCAGCTAGGGAACTTTGACGCCTTTAATGAAGCTAAAAGAGTTCTTGCAGATAGAGATGCAGCACCTGAGATGAAACAAGCAGCTGCACAATTCTATGCATGCATTAGAAACCGCAAGAAGATTGTAGATTTTGCTAGTCAAAAAGTGTATGCGTTACAAAAACTTGTAGTTAGAAATGTAGGAAAAAAGATACTAGTATTTGGAGGTGCTAATGCTTTTACTAATGAACTAGCAGAAGCAAATGAGCCATTTTCTACAGTATATCATAGCGGCAAGACAAAGAAGCAGAAAGAGAAAGCTATTGAAGATTTTAAAGATGGTACTAAAACTGTACTTTGTAGTACTAAAGCTCTAAACCAAGGATTTGATGTACCTGATGCAGGTATAGGTGTAATTTGTGGTTTAACTAGTAAGTCACTATCAATGATACAACGTGTTGGTAGGCTTATTAGATTTCAAGAGGATAAAATTGGTAAAATTTATATTCTATATGTAAAAAATAGTCAGGAAGAAAAATGGCTAAATAGTAGTGTTAAGAACCTTAAAAATGTAAACTGGGAATGATATTTAAAATACTTGTAATCTATTTGTTAATTACTAGGCATATAAAATTATGTATGTCTGATAGAAGCATATTTATACAAATAAAACAATACGCGTATACTGACACTGACGAAGAGTTAGCAGAATATGTGCGTATTAAACATTTTATGATATGGAGATTCAAATAGATGTAAACTTACTTATTGAAGAGGGTATAAGCGCAGATGATTTTACTGCGCTTTATATTCTCTATAGAAATGGACATGATTTAGTAGTAGAGATGAAATTGAAACCTGATTGGATTGACTTACAGAGTAAAGGATTTGTAAAATTAGGAGCATCACATAAAACTCATGTTGTAAGACAAAAGTTTATAGACCTATTTACAAGTAATTTTGATAAGATGTTTAACGAACTTCTTATTAAGTATCCTATGAAAGTTAATACAAACAGATCAGTTAGAATTTTGCATGCTAAAGATCCGTCTTGTAACGCTAATCTTAAGGCTAAGAAGAAATATCAAAGAATTGTAGGCAATAAATTACACGTTCATAAAAGAATAATGTCTTGTTTAGACACACAATTAGAGATAGAACGTGATAATTTAGGCTACCTGCAAAACTTAGAAACTTGGCTTAATAATCATACTTGGGAAAAGTATGCAGACATAGACAAAACCAATGATACAGACACCAGAATCACAAGAAAGCTCTAAAATCTTACAAGAAAGAGGATTTCAGAGTATTGAAAAGGCTGTTAACCAGTCTATTGCTGTTGTAAAACAAGCAAAAAAGGGAGAAAGAGACGTACTAAAAACTATGTGGCCTAGACTTAACAAGAATTTGTTAGGCGGATTGCAAAAAGGTAAAATGTATGTTGTAGCTGGACGCCCCGGCGTGGGTAAATCAGCATTTAGTAATCAATTAGTATTTGATTTGTTAGATGCAAATAAAAATGCAAACATAATTATATTGTACTGGACATTCGAGATGCCTGGTTATCAGCAAATTATGCGCTCTGCATCAAAAGACGTAAAGAAACAGATAAGCGATTTGTTATCAGTAGACTCACCTCTTACTGATATAGATTTTAGAAACTATATAAGCAAAGTTAAAAAATACACAGGGTACAATATTCATTTTAATAATTACCCTCGTAGTATGGAATATATTATAAACACTAACGAACAATTATATGAAACTGATCCTGACACTATTGTTGTTAATCTGTATGATCATAGCCGTCTCATTAGCGGTAAGGAAGATACAGAGCTTCGACGACTAAACACTGTGTCTAAAGGTTGCATGCATATGCAGTCTAAATTTAATGTTGTTAACATCTTACTATCGCAGCTAAACAGGAATATTGAGCAAGAGCATCGTGCTAAAAATCAATATCAACCGTTATTAACTGATTTGTTTGGCGGTGACAGCATTGGTCAAGATGCACATGTAGTTATGATACTAAACAGACCTTTTGATTTGTATGGTATTACATCTAAATATTGTGACGAAGACCCTAAAGGCTTATTAGCCTGTCATGTAGAAAAAAATCGTGACGGTTTGCTTGGTATGATTAGTTACGAAGCAGACATGAGCACATTCACTATTAAAGAAAGAAGATAAAATGGAATTACCAAAAACTAAAATAAAGGCGTCTAGAAAGTCGCCAAAGAATATGATAATATACGGTGCGCCAAAGATTGGCAAAACTACTGTATTATCACAGCTTGATGATTGTCTAATTATTGACTTGGAAGATGGCTCTGACATGGTTGACGCGCTAAAAGTAAAAGTGGGAAGCCTGAGAGAACTTGGAGAAGCCGGTAAAGCAATTCATGAAGCTAAAAAGCCATATAAATACGTAGCTATTGACACTATCTCTAAACTAGAGGAATGGTGTGAAGCTGATGCTAAGGTATTATATATGCAAACTCCAATGGGTAAAAACTTTGAACAAAAGAATCCTGGAGCTTCAGTCTTATCATTGCCAAACGGCGCAGGCTACCTATACTTACGGATAGCATACAAAAAATGGATAGACAGACTGAACACTCTAGCTGATCACATTATTCTAGTTGGTCACCTAAAGGACAAAATGCTTGAGAAGAAAGGTAAAGAAGTGGCTGTTAAAGACCTAGATCTTACTGGTAAAATCAAGCAAATTACATGCGCAAACGCTGACGCGGTAGGTTATTTATACAGAGAAGATGAGAAAACTATGATTTCTTTTGACTCTATGGATGACATTACTGCGGGCAGTCGCTGCGATCACTTAAAAGGTAAGACCATGCCTTTAGAATGGTCAGAAATATTTATTGATTAATCGCTTTAAACTTAAACCAATGATTGAAGCAAGAACAAACAATGAGAACGCTACTCCAAAAGCGGTTACACCAGAAACTATCACAACATCTATGATTGTAGAAGATCTAGAAAATGGAATTGATCGTAATGGTATTAAAGAAAAGTATGGACTAGAAAACTGGGAAGTAGTTCAAATGTTTAAACATCCTGCACTTAAAGGTAAAAAAGCACGTAAAGTGAGAAAGATGTCTTTTAACTTTGTTGATGATACTCCTACAGTAGATCCTAATCAGACTAGTATCCCTACAGCGGAAGAAGAATTTCATAACAGAGCTGATTTAAGATCTCAAGATGCTATAGATCATACTCCTATTGAAGAAGAAAATCCTCACTTTGAAAACCCTGAGTTTACAACAGCTCAGATGGATCAAATGGAAGGACAAGCTTGGGAAAGTCAGATCCAATCACAAACAAATAACCCTTTAAATTTATAAAAATGGCAATTAAAAGCAATTCAAGTGAACAAGAAGTATCAGGCGGAGGCATTAAATTATACTCCGGTCTTGCTAATTTCAATGTTATAGCAATTAATCCTACTATGACAGAGCTGCATACTCTTGGAATTAATGTAAAACAAGATCCTAACTATTATGTAGAATTCAATGGTGAAGAATATTTTAAACTAACCTTTTGGGTTAAGAATGAAGACCTTACTACTCGTATGGAGATTCTTATGCAATCAAAAGAGAAAGTTTCAAAAACAGGCAAGCATCAATGGCTAAATAATATTGGTCAAGATACATGGTCTGATGGCGTTCCTACTTATGACTGGTACAAAAATCCTGAGACAGCTCGCAAAGCATATACAGGTGAGTATACTTTGATTAATTTTGTTAAAGCATGGGCTAACGTTGCTTACGGCGATGAGGTTATGTTTGACACTATGGATAAGATTGTAAAAGGCGATGTTACAGAGCTTAAAGCTTTAGTAACTATGCTAGCTAACAATCAAGTTAGATTACTTATAGGTGTTAAAGACGGTAAATACCAAAATGTGTATCTTCACAACTTTGGTAGAGTTAAGCCTCAGAGAGATGACTTGTTTGTTAAAGCACTTAACGATGAGTACAAAACTTTCAATGCAGAGTTTAATACTGACCTAGCGTGGGGTACATTTGTTCCTCAACTAGCAGTTGTAACTCCAGATGAAGAGACTGTTTCTGAAAACGATACCTGGGTATAATAATTAGAAACTATGATAAAGAGCAGAGGAAGTGAAGAACATCTACACACAGATGTAATACTCTCTAAAATTAGTGAGTATGATATATTCAAATACTACTGCCCCAACTTCATAGAGCTTAACAAGAAGTTTTGTAGTGATTTAAGGAAAGACCAAAAGCCTGGTGTAAGTATTGTTTACTGGAAAGGTAAACTCTTATACAAGGATTTTGGCTATCCTGATCATACATTTGACTGTTTTAACTATGTTAAGTTTAAGTATTCTTGCAACTTTGTAGAAGCTTTGACTATAATTGACAATGATTTTAACTTAGGACTTACGTCTGTAAATGCTAATACATTATTTACTATGGGCTACAGAGGCACTATAACTAACAAGCGTCCTGTAAATCAAAAAGTAACTATTATTAGGAAAAAGACAAGGCCTTGGTCTAAGTCAGATAAGTTATTTTGGGAAAGATATTTGATTACTAAGAAGACTTTACTTAAATTTGACGTATCACCTATTTCACATTATTGGATTAATGAAAATAGATTTAGCTGCAAAGAAACAACCTATGCATACAAAATTGGTAAAAAATACAAGATCTATTCTCCTAACGAAGAATATAAATGGTCTAGTAATACTACCAACAAACATGTTCAAGGTTATAACCAGCTTCCAGATACAGGAGATTTACTTATTCTTACCTCTTCTCTTAAGGATGTAATGTGTTTATATGAAATGGGCATACCCGCTATTGCTTTGCAAAGCGAAATGATTATGCCTGACGAAAAACTTATTACACATCTTAAGGCTAGATTTGACAGAATAGCTATATTTTATGATAACGATTTTACTAATCCTAACAACCCTGGACAAACCATGGCTGCAAAGATTAAAGATAAATATTATTTTACAAACATAGCTGTTCCAGATGTATATCACTGTAAAGATTTGTCTGACTATATTGCTCATTTCAATTCTTATGGAGGCATGAAGGCTCTAATAGAACTAACAATATATGGCGAAATACACAGACACAATATACAAACTGAAGAGACAAATTATGCCGATACGACGCAAGAAAGGAAACAAGAAAGTTAGAAATGCTACTGCAGCAGTCTACAAAGGATTAAAGTTTAGATCAAAATTAGAATTATTTACTTATAAGAAACTTGAAGAAGCAGGTATATCTGCACTGTATGAGAAAAGAAAGTTTGAACTTTTAGAGGGGTTCTACTTTCCTCATACTTGTGTGGAACCTAATACTCATAAAGAGTATGTAGATAACACTACTAAAGTTAGAAGTATAACATATACTCCTGATTTTGTAGACCCGCAAGGACAGTGGATTATAGAAGTAAAAGGATTTGCTAACGATGTCTTTCCTATAAAATGGAAGATGTTTAAACAGCATATCATGCAAAATGGGTTGGAGTATAAATTATTTCTCCCCAAGAATCAGAAACAAGTTCTTGAAACAATAGAACTAATTAAAGAATTAAGCCGCAATTAGCGGCTTTTTTATTGTGTAATATTTAAATAAAAGCTAAATGGCTATTAAAACGATTGACAAAGAGATCGTAGGAGCAGAAGGTGTTGCTAAAAAGATTAACAAAGGCGCAGAAAAGATGGTCTTTGATATTTTACAGTCAACACAGTACTCTACTCCTATTCCCTCGACAGTTCGTGAGCTCACAACTAATGCTTGTGATGCGCAACGAGAAAAAGAGATTGCTGTAGAGATCCTTAGAGGAAGCTCAAAAGCAGAAGACTACTACATTACCCGTAACGGTGAGCAGTACTCAGACAGTAACTTTGATGCTAGTTATTATGACATAAAGCATCTAAATACAGAACAAACTCAAGTTTACATCAGTTATGAAAAACATCCTGGCGTTGGATATTGCGACAAATTCATCGTTTTGGACCATGGTGTAGGTATTGGCGGTCGTAGACTAGAAGGTATTTTAGAATTGGGTTACTCAACTAAACGTAATACTTCAGAGAACTTCGGAGCATTTGGTTTAGGTGCAAAGGTTCCTCTGTCTACGGGCGTCGATTTCTACACTTTAGAAACAGTACATAATGGTAGAAAAATAACGTGCAACTGCTACAACTACAAAACAGATTTTACAACTCCTAAGTTTAATACTACTACAGGAAATATTAATCCTAGTTTTAGTTTGTCTGATGGCAGCATAGTTTACTATGAACCTACAGTAGACAAGAACTATACTCAGATTTCATTTGGCGTTAAGCGTCACAACAGATCTAAGTTTATGGACTCTGTAGAAGAGCAGCTGTTGTATCTTGACAATGTTAAGTTTAGAGTTATTGAGCATTTTGAGGACGGAGAAGTTGATATTAAAGAAAAGAACTTTCAAGCTAAAGTACTTTTTAACTCTGAGAACCTTATTGTAGCTGATACTTATGTGTTTAACAAACCGCATATTGTAGTTGTTAAGAATAGTGAGGCTACTACTGGTATTAACTATGGTTTTATTGATTTCCGTGAGTTGGAGATGGAGACACTGTGGGGCCCAATTGCCTTTAAATGTCCTGCTCGCCAAGTTATGAGAGATCCTGAAACAGGTAAAGATGTAGTACTACAAGAAGGTGTAGATGTCACACCATCACGTGAGAAAGTGATATGGAATGACGCTACTAAAGCATATGTTCAAGGTGTTATTAAGAAAGCAGCTGCAGAAGCTACTAAGCTAATACAAGCAGAGCTTAAAGATACAGACATTGTTCAATGGCTTGTATCTTGTAGAGATATTCTTAGTAAAGCAAATGGATCTTCAACGCTAGGTAGGATTGCTAATATTATTGATCGGCAGTCTATTAGCCCGCAATTTGCACCCGACAAGAGCATTAGGTATGCAATGCCTAAGACTTTCTTTAAAGGTATGAATGCTAAGAAGGTTACAAAGATGAGAGACTACAGATCTGGTAAAGACAGTCTTGAGAGAGATGAGTTTGATGGATGGTCAGGTGTAAGTACTACTAATGTTTACATTAAAACAGATGAGCAGTTTAATAGGTACAAAGATTTGTATTTACTACAACAAGCTCAAAAAGACGACTATCAAGAAAACATCGTAGTTATCAGTCCTCCTACTATTGCTATGCCTAAAGCTATTAGTTTGTTGCCTCCTGGACCAGAAAAAGGAAAAGCGATAGCAGCATACAATGCTGAAGTTACTAGACAACAAGCTAAGTTTGCATACTTTCAATCTTCACCACATGTTAAAAGCTATGATAACATAGAAGTTAGCGACGAGTGGTTAGAAGAGTACAAGAAAGAAGCAGCTAAAGCTGAGCAAGTTGCAACGTTTGAGAACATTACACCTGCAGAACGTCGTAAGATAGAAGAGCGTATGGTTGCTTTTACTCTAAGGACAGATAATAAGCGCAACGATGGCAAAAACTATACCTGGGATAAGATCGAGCCTAAAGCTAAAGATCTTATGCAAAGTGAGAAGACTATTTATTATGGTAGTACTGCTGACGAAGAAAAGTTTATGCTCGCTGCGGAAATTATTGGCTGCTATGCTCCTACATTTAAACAAGTTTACCCTGAAAACAGCTGGTATTCTTGGGATGAGTGTTTAGTCGGTAAGATGTTTTACTATGAGCAGCCGCCTGTCCGTGTGTACTCAACTTATGGTGAGGATAAAGGTCAACCTGCAGAGTGGGCTAGGCCTAATAAAGCAGATCAAGATTGGGACACCCCGCAGCTTATTAGAGTTAGAGAGACTTATGTTAAACACATTGCAAAAGGTGCTAATTGTAAGCACATTGATGATTTCTTTTTGCAACTAAATTCAGATGGAGGATACACTATGGATTCACACTTAATTAAATGGTATACTGGTAAAAAGATCCAGGCTGTCATAGACATGAGGCACTTGTCTGCACTTAAGCATATTAACCCTGAGCTATTTAATAAGTTCAAGGAATGTTATGAGGCTGCAGAAATGGTGTCTCACAGATCTATGGAGTGGATTGATATGGAGAAAGACGACAATTCTACAGTTACAGAAATTAGAAAAAATGTAGAAAGGATTGCTAAGTTCCAAGCTTTTTGTGAGGAAAACACAGATCCTGTCTTGATTGCTGCTAAAAGTAGAGAGTTGTTTGTGTTAGATATGCCTAATGCGGGCGCATATGATACTAGACTTGTTGCTAACTGTAAAGAGTTGGTAGAATACAACGAAGAGGTATCGACTATGCTATCTACTATAGGTCAGTTTAATGTACATCCTGACACAGCTCCAGATATTAGTTCAGAGCTACAGAAGGAGATTAGTGTGTACTTAGATGCAAAAGATAGACTTCAATGGGGAAGCTAGCCTTTGTAACTAGGAAAGCTTTTGATATTAGATTTTCAGGTAGATCGACGGATTTCATATCTCCGTCGTTTGGTTATGGCTGCTTGTATAACTGTTCATACTGTTATATGAAACGCCATAAGCCTGACGGTCTATCAGTTGCTAAAAACACAGGCGATATACTTACTGAAATAAACAATCATGCTTATTTTACACCAGTAGCAAAGCCTAACCAGACGCATCCTGATTTTACTACATATGACATTAGTTGCAACGAAGACTTTGCATTGCATGCTAAGTACCATGATTGGAAAAGAATTTTTGCATTCTTTAGAGATCATCCGGTTGCAATGGGTAGCTTTGCTACTAAGTATGTAAATCCTAACTTAATAAACTTTGACCCGCAAGGTAAAATACGTATTAGGTTTAGTCTTATGCCGCAAAGCAGATCAGACATTCACGAGCCAGGCACCTCTAAGATTATTGATAGAATTAAAGCTATTGATGCTTTTATAGATGCAGGTTATGACGTACATGTTAATTTTAGCCCTGTAATTATATACGACGGCTGGATGGAAGAGTACGAAGATTTGTTTAAAATGCTTAATGACTATGTAGATTACAAAAAGCAGGTTCTAGCTGAAGTTATATTCTTGACACACAACGAGAATAAACACAAAGCTAATCTTGAAAAGCATCCTAAAACAGAGGATGATTTATGGAAGCCAGAAATACAAGAGCCTAAAATCTCTCAGTATGGAGGTAGAAACATAAGGTATAACAGACATCTAAAAGCTGCGTATATGAGTGCATTTAGACGCAGACATGATGAAATAATACCTTGGAACACAATTAGATACATGTTTTAATGAGTACTTTAACAACAAAAACAGGAAAGCCTATGACTCCCAAGCAATTGTGGGCTCGTAGGCGAAACTGGGAACTAAGACAGTTGCGATATATTGAACACGAACTTGATTTTAGATTTCAGTGCAGATGTTCTGAAATTAAACAAGACGGTCACGAACCAGTTAGATCTGCAACACTTTCCCAAATAGAGTTAGATAAATATAAGAAAGCTATTGATTTATTGAGGAGTTTGACAGACAATTGGTCTGCAGAACATAATCAATTAAAACACAAAATAGACTTCTCTAAGTTTGTCTAACTAATTAAAAATCAGTAAATTAGTAACCCAAATAAACAATTAAATTATGATTACACTAAACGTAATTGACGATGTGATCTCAGGATCATATGGAGATAAAAACTTCTCCGTAACGTACAGCAAAGAACTGTATGAAAGTATGATGGTTCTCAAAGGGCTAGCAGATGACGCTGTTAGCATGGCAGAATATCAAGACACTCTACAAAAATTTGCAGAACTTGCTGTAGAAGACTACACTGCAACAATTGAGACTGAGTGTGAGCACATTCATGTGAACAAGGCTACAGGCCAGTTCTTTCTTAAGAGTAACGGTGTAGTGTCAAGCTATCCTATGCCGCAAGCTTTGGTAGATAGAATATTTGAGTCTATCGACAAAGGTTTGTCTTTCTTACCGCTTGTAAAGATGTGGACTAGATGGCTACGTAACCCTATACTTAGAAAGAAAGGTGTAGATGCTGACTTTTCAGAGCGTTTCTTCAACTTTGTAAATCTAAAGTATGTACATCCTAAACTTAAAGAAGAGCTCATGGAAGAGCACGGTCTTAGCGAAGAGGTTGCAGAACGTAGAGCTACTATGTATCAGATGAAGATTACTAGTGAGGGCCTACTTAACGGCTACAAAGTGTCTAGAGAGATTATGCATAAGTTTGATCGAGAAACTGGAGAACAAGTTGACCGATACAAGCGTACATTTAATCCTGATACAGGCGAGATAGAGGGCGATGGCCTTCCTGAGCACGTAGAGGACCGCTTATTTGAACCTGCCGTTATGGGCTCAAGTGGAGATGCGTTCTATTGTGAAGGTGTAAACGGCTATGGCTCTCCTCAGCATTTTATCAAAGTTGGTTGTAGACATAGATTACCAGATTGGTCTCATGTAGATACAAACGACAATCGCTCTTGTGTTAAAGGCTTACACTTAGGTGGTCTTAAATATATCGCATGCTACAGCGGCGAGATACACAACATCTTTGTAGATCCTATGCACATTGGTGCTGTGCCTGACGACAATACAGGTGCTATTAGATGCTTAGAGTATTTTGTTCACTCTTCTCTTGTAGGTGTTAACGGCTCAATCTATCACAGTTCTACTTATGCAGAAATGACAGATGCGCAGTGGGCAGACATGCGAATTGAAGCAGTAACAGAGTATTCAGAGTGTAAAGAGTCTTGCGACAAAAGTGTTGCAGAACTTAACGCTATATAATAATTAGGGGGCCTAGTGCCCCCATAATTTTTTAATATGAAAGTAGCACTAATAGACGCAGACAGCCTCCTGTATTATGAGATGGGTAAAGATACCCTGGAAGAGGCGATGATGGGAATAGATAATAGAATAACTACTATACTTGAGACTACAAGTGCAGATGCTTACTTTGGATTTTTAACAGAAGGAAAATGTTTTAGATATAGACTTGCTAGGACAAGGCCTTATAAGTACAATAGAAAACTTAGTACTAAACCTCCAATCTTTTATGCTTTACGAGAGTACATAAAACAAAGATGGGGCTTTAAAGGTATTCTAGGCTTAGAGGCAGATGACTGTGTAAGTGTGTACTCTACTATTATAGCAGAAACAGAAGGCCAATCATATGTAATATGTAGTCCTGACAAAGATGTGCTTAGGCAAGTGCCAGGCAGGCATTTTAATTTTCAAAAAATGGAATGGGTTAACACGTCTGATAAAGAAGCTAATGAGTTTTTGTGGATGCAAACGCTTATGGGCGACTCAACAGATGGAATACCGGGCATTCCTGGGTTAGGCGCCAAAACAGCTGAGAAAATTATTAATGCAAACGATGGAACTACATCATATGAGCAAGATGTTTTAAAAATATATGTAGAAAAGTTTGGTCAGTACGATGGAATTTGTAAATTTACAGAGACGTTCAAACTTGTTTACTTACTCAAAACTGAGGAAGACATTCTTTATAACATACGGAAACCTTTAGAGCCAATAGAATTTATTAGTATTAATTCTTAACTTTTTAGGCATGACTGAAACAAAACGTAAAACTCAAATTAAAATTGTTTCCCCCCTAGAAGTCCGGGTAAATGGATTTGACACTTTGATACAAGATCAAAACTTTGGTGAAAGTGTTATGTCCATAGACCTCCCGGATGGGAGGAGCTTTACTGTTGGACAAACTTCAATGTTCAATAAGATTCCTTACAAAATAAACACAATTGAGAAAAATCAAACATCCGACTACACATTACGAGTAGCAAACAGAACAAAATCATCTCTGCTTCTTATGCCTATGTTTAATGGTGATAAGAGGCTATACATGTACGACAAACTATTATTAAATTGTTTTATAGGGAAAAACTTAGATACACTTGTTTTAGTATATAGATTTAGCGGAGAAGCTACATTTTTAAGATTTGAAAGCGCACTTAAGTCGTTTAAGAATTTTATACTGTCAGAAGATCCTAACGAATACTGTGTAAAATTTGAATTTAGCGTTCCAAATAGATTACTTAAAGACTTTGACTGTTTTATTGAAGGTAGATATTCTGAATTTAGCACAGATTACAAAATGCAGATCTTAAAGTTTCATGATTTAGACATACAGAGCCAAATAGCATCTATTCTATTTAAATCAGAATCTAGAAGGTTAGCTCTAAACAAAAAACTTGGAGTAACACTTGATGAAGAAGCAGAATTACTTAGCATAATAGACACTGAAAAAGAAATATTTAATGTTAAAGATTACTTTTAAAGGGCGGGCCGTGGCCCCCCTTTTTTTCATCCTATCTTGGTCTACCTGAAAAAAACGCTATATAGATAAGAGGAACATATATATGAAACTCCCAATATGGGTGCTCTTCTGTAGGTTCAAACGTTCTTACTCCAAACAGCATTCCTGTATATGTTCCTATTTCAATGTCCATTATCTTTGTCTAGTTTTATCTGATTCTCTAACTTCTAATACATTAAACACTGCATCTAATCCAGGTACAAATTTAGGTGTATAGTGTAGAGGACCGGTTTTATCTTTTTTGTCGTTCTGTCCAAATGCAACATCTCTAAAAGTATCAGCAGTATTACTTGCAAGCTTTACTATATTAGATGCCATTGATATAAGCGGGATACCTGTGCTTCTAGAATCCATAAATTCTCTTGGATCTACAAATACAGCAGTTTCTCTATACGCTCTATTCATAACTTTATAAAGCTGTCTTCCTGCCCAAGACTGTCGCATATCTATCTTGCCGTCGTCATCCCAGTCGCCGCCCATTAGCATTAATAGCATACCTAGAAGCATTACGCCACGGAACTCCATCATAAAAGCTTTAATGTTACCACGTTTCATATCTAGAAACTCTTGATACATCTTTTCTTTTTCAACCGGATCTTTAAATCTTTCTGCAAACTCTGGATTAGTAATGTTTTGCGCTATAAACTGATCAAATGCAGCCCTAGCTTTCTTTTCATTTACTTTATAAGTGTTTGTTACACCAAAAGTTACAACATCTAGTGCTACTTTTCCAAGATCTTGTCCGTACGCACCTATAAGTTGTGCTACACCTACTTCAGCATTAATAAGCTGTTCTATTGTTATATCTCCACCTAAATTACCAATACTTGTTGTCCAAGTACCTTGATCAAAGTTTTTAAGAATGTGGTCATATCGAGCTCTACCAAATCTTTCCATAGCTACACCAGGCAACCAAGACTTGTAATGCATAAGCAGTCTAAGGAACAACGTATTGTTGTAAAGGGCTTTATCTTCATCAGACATAGATCCTTTTACTTTATCACTTATTCTTCTAGCAATTTGTCTAAAGTTTATTTCTCCAGAGTCTTGCATGTTTCCTATTTTAACTTTGTATCTGTTTCTTGCAGATTTAGATACATTAGCTATTGTTGACGACCATTTAGGATCTTCTTCAAGCTCCATAATATCTACAATGCTTTTTGATCCGTCAGGTAGTCTAGATAGAAGTGTTGGAGCTCCATTTTCGTCTAGTCCATAATTTAAAGCTAAAGCATATATACCAATAGCATCAATACCTCTATCAGCTGTACCAAGCATAGCAAACCATTTATCATTTGTTAAATGTTTAGTTATAAATCGTCCAGATAATCTATCTGCCCGTTCTTTAACAATATCAAATTGGTAAATGTCAAAATGTTCTGCAAGTGCTCGCATTTTAGGGTCTGCAGTCATAAGAGCTTTTTGCGCTTTTACTAAATTATCAGGAGTAATATATACACCTTTAGAAGCTTGTTGTCTAAGCCCAAACTGCCCTGCTATAAATGCACCAAATGCTACTGGAGCTTTTAGCCCTAATGTTGTTTGTGAGTGTAACATCTTTAAAGACATTAAACTTTTAATACCGCTAAGACCTAACACATTGAAGTCATTGCTTCCAACTTGCGATCCGTAAATATATTGGTCTACAAAATCATTAAAAACTTTAGAAGAGCCTTTTGAATCAAAGATTTGTTTAGCAGTTCCAGACAAGTTAGTTAAGATTTTACCTGTTAAGTTATCTACTTGTATTTCTGTTGCAATGTTATTTTCTAACAACATACGCATGCTCTCTATTTCAGGTAGTACATCATCTTTTAATTTGTAATCCATAGCAGCACTACCTAGTAATAATAAACTCTTACCTATATCTCTACTTTTTAGAGAGTGGTCTATATTACCTTTAGAATCTACAAGAGGACGTATATACAATCTAGGCACGCGTCTAATAAGTTCTCCACTGTTCTCATCTCTTATACCAAAGCTAAGATCATGCTCTCGTATTTGTAAAGACTCTAACATAGATTTAGACATACCTTTAAAACCATCATCAAGCAGATGCTCCATAGTGTTTTTATGTATGTTAGCTATAAATCCAGGACCGAGTTCTTGACCAAACATCTCTTCAAACTCCATAGTTTTTTCTATGTAAAAATCATAGAAATTTTTAATAGCTGGAGTACTTTGTACTTTTTGATACTCAGGAGATATGTGCATGTCTTTAGGTTTTAAAAACCATCTACCCCCATGGCTAAGCATTGCAGTTTTAGGAAACTTTACAATGTTATGCATTTTATCATAAATAAGAAGCTCTCTGTCAATTGCTTTTGAATTGTTTTTAAATTTTCTTTTTAAACTTGTTAAGTATTGCTTTCTATATATAGGAAACTTCTTATCAAACTTTTCTTTATTTATTTCTGTGTTATTTTGTAGCCATTGTAGATTACCAGACTTAATAGCATTTGCTCTATCTACATAAAACTCTCTAGTGTACTTTTGTACAAGATTACCTGTATCGTTGTTTATAATAAGATTAAAAACTTCAACACCTTTGTACCCGTTGTTTTCGCCCCACTCTAATAATGGGTTTTGCACGTCTTCAATCTCTTCTGCAAGAGTTTTTACAGACTTTCTATGCTGGTGTTGTACATCTGTTACAATGTTATATAAAGTACGTAGATATGGGTTGTTTTGCTTAGAAAGTGTTACAAACTTTTCAGTTATAAAGTCTGTAGATGTGTTAAAATCTTTAAGACCTTTTACGCCTCTAGACTCAGAAAACTCAACCGCTCTCACCATTAACTTGTCTTCTAAAGCGCTTTTTAGATTAGTTAAAAATCCTGCAGCTTGTTGACGAATTTCTGCATAGTCTTTTCTTTCTTGCTCAGAGCCCTCATTGTTTAAGTACTCATTATAATCAGAAGTTTCTAAAAAGCCCATATAGAACATAGTGTCAGACAAAGCTGCTTGCAGTTCTTCTAAGTCCATGTAGTCAGGATTTGGAATCTGCTTACCTTTTTCTGTTATAAACTCATCATCAACTGCTAAGTTTTCTAATACATCTTTTAACTCTGTTTGTATACCTTCTAAAACAAACTTAACATCTTGATTTAATTGTAGTTTTCTTATTTGGCGGTCTAGTTTTGCTTTACGATCTTTAATTTGAAACCACTCTTTACCTTTACGTAGGTCTTTATTGTCTAGCTCTTGTTGCATACGCTTACTCCGCGTAAGAGCTTTAGATATTAGAATGTTTATAGATTCAAAATCTGTCATCTCTTCTGCTACCGGTATTTGCTCTAAGAATTCACTGTCTGATCCTATTTGCAACGTAGTAATTTCGCTAGTAATTTGCTTATCTACATATTTAAAACGAACATGTATAGGAACAATACGCGACTTTCTTATCTTAGTTACACCATACTGCTCTAATAACGTTTGTTTATAGTGACCTACCTGTATGTTGTACGTATCCATCTTTGCATCAAAAGGATCTTTAACTAGTTGATACCCTTTACCAGGAACAAACTGTACATATCCTTTTTCTATAGACGGAGACACAAACTTCCAATCATATACTTCTGCAGACCCATCACTAAAAATAGCTATAAGGTCAATAGTACCACCAGTACCTTCGTTTATGCTTTCACCAGTTTTTCTTAGCAAGAATTGCTCTGTTCTGATTACTGCTTTTTCTTTAGTACCATTCTCTTTGTTTATTTTATCTTGAGTTCCTTTAATAGCTTTTAGAATTCTAATAACTTCTTTATCAAGCTTATCAAATTGATTCTTTTTAAACGGAGAGTTTTGGAATATTTGCTGTATAGTAAGATCTGTCTTTTTAGTGTGATACTTAACTAAATCTTCCATAGTCTTGTGCCCAAGAGTACCGGATTCTTTTCTTAGATTGTTGTACCGCTCAAGAGATTCATTCTCTTTAGCTGTAAGCAGATTCTTTTTTCTTGTCTTATGTCTTTTGTAAAAGTATTTTTTAACTTCATCAGATACACGACCTATAATTACAACTCCTTCATACTTGCTTCCAGGTACGCCGACGTAACGATCTACTTCAGGGCCGTCTTCTACAAACCAAGGTTGTTTTAAACCTAGCTGTTCCGCATTTCTACCTTCAGTTTTAAATTGGTCAGAAAACTCATCTAAATTTTGTAGGACTCCTTTTCTAGGGTCTTCATCTATATTTGGATTATCCTGAAACATCTCTAATACGCCTGCAGTTTTAGCTCGGCGCACGTTTAAAGATTTAAGAATTTCTTTATTAAGCATTAGGGCAGCTGTTCTTGCATACGGATCTGTAACAGCTCTACCAAACAACTTGTTTACAAAATTCATTACTCTTTCAAACCATCTTTGCGCTCTGCTTTGCTTTTGCTTAGTATCGTTGCTTTCTGTTTGTTTAACAAGATTTTTAGCTATAAGCTTACCTATCGCTTCTTTTTTAAGCTTGTTTACATTTCCGCTGTACTGCTCTACATAAAACTCATTGTTAGCTACTTCTTTGTATATGTCGTAACCCTCTATCATATTCATCATAGACGCAAACAATGGACTACCGCTAGCTTCTAGTAACTCTACAATAAAGTGAGACGCTTCTTCCGATAGCGTATCTACACCGGCTTTACCTGCAACAATTTGTATAAGATTATTAACTATATCTGCTTTTGCAATAGCGTTTACTATCTGTCCATCAGAGTTACGTATAACTGTAGCATTCATATCTACTTTAACGCCTAACTCTTCCATGAGTTTAGACATTGCGGAGTCTAGATCCTCATTAGCTTCACGTATGTCTGCTGATTGTTGTTGATGATATATATTATCTGCAGATAGTAGATCGTTTGTAGTTAATCCTATTACATTTCCTTGAGCTATACGCTCTATAAAAGCATCTACACCTGGATAGTTTTTATGAATTTTGTCTATGACATCTGTTGGATTTGCAACTGCTTTACGAGCTCCTGTTTCTGTACGTAGCCCATAACGTTCTTCAACTTCAGCAAGTAGCGGAGACATGTCAGGCGTAGTAAATGTCCCATAATTATCTACAGCATGTTTTATTTGGTCAGGGTCAAAAGCTATCATTTGCTCTCCATGCGCATAGCTATAACCATCTGAAGGAGCATCCATAAAAGTATCTTCACCTATAAATATACCATCATACCCTTCTCTATAAGCAATTGCAATAGTTTCACTTTTTTGCATCATATTGCCTTCAGAGTCGCGAGCTACAGCAAAATCGCTCCAAAAATTTTCATATTTTTTTGTGCTTTTTATATTTAAAAACACAGGATGCAATTCTAACTCATCAGTTTGCATTCCTGTACTAAATTTAGCCATGTTAATAGCTGCATCTTTTTGATCTGTAAACCAAAATCCTGTTCTTGACCTATCTTTATCAAATACCTCTATAGCTTGAGGCCCTGCATGGTATACAAGTTTAGGTTCGCCATTTTTATCTACAATAACAGAATCACCAAACCAATGTTTGAATGTACGAGTTTGTGTCATGGCCCATTTCTTAAGCGCCGTTTCAGGTGCAAGGCCTACATCTTCAATTAAACCTTTATAAAGAATAGACTCTTTACCATTAGGAGCTAGCACTTTTGCTACGCTACCATTCTCATGTCTTACAATACTACAACTCATTATTTACATTCTTTTTCATTGATTTTCTCCTGCACTTCTCCCTCAGTACTATGTTTAAAACTAAGTTTTTTATTCTTAGAGTTATTATACTTAGCGGCTTTAGTAAAATAGCTAGCTCGCACAGGTTGTACTCTGTGTAAAGTTACATATTTTCCTTCAGCAAATTCTTTATACTGTGGACTTTTTAGCAGATCTGCAAAAGAGTCAAACCCTGACTGCTGTGCAAACTGTTCTAGTGCTGCTTGGCCTTTACCTTTAATTCCTAATACAGAATTTGCTATTCCTTTAGCTATAGTATTTCTAGTATAACTACCTAATGCTCCTTGCACCTCTACAATACCATCACTAGGAGTTCGATATTTCCCAGGTGGTATAATGTTCTTCTTAGCAACTATTACAAAGTTACCCTTATCTAGTATTTTTTCTAAATCTTTAGTAACTTCAAGAGTATTTAATCCTGCAGCATTGTCTTTTCTAATTGCAGAACCTGCATTTACTAAGAATTGCTTTTTACCCTTTAGCTCAAGCTCGCTGTAAACACCTTTACCATCTTTAGCTACATCTTGTAGTTTAAACAATTTAGTTATATACTCTTGCTTTGTTACACTACCAACTGTTTTTTCTCCTCCTGGCATAGAAACTGTTACATATGTTTCTGTAGATCTTAAGTTCATTGTACCGCTGTTAAACGCTTTTGTAGTACCGTCATTGTTATAGACTCTTACAGATGTCGCTACAGACGGGTTATGATAATTGTTCTGTACAAAGTTTTCGTATATATCATCTATACTATCTTCTAAACCAAACATTTCAAACTTTTGGAAGTATGGCTTTAGTAAGTCTATCACATCTGTACTAGGTAGTACTTGGAAGAACGCTATAGGTGAGAAGTCAAATCCAGATTGCAGTACGCTAAACACTAAAATATCATTAGCAAGAGTAGGACTCATTTCTTTTAACTCTAAAAATGCATCTGATAATAAGTCTATATCTACAGTAGCTAGCTTCTTACTAAACAGTCTTAGATTATCTATGTCAAACTCAGGATGATCAGGATCTACTACACCTTGCAGCATAGGATAAAACTCTTGTATTAATAAGTTTTCTTTTAGTACAGGATCACTCTTTGCTTGTAGAATTCTAGCAGGTAAGCTTTCTTCTCCTTGGAACATTGGTTTAATCATGTCTGCGAGTTTCTCTCTACCCTGTACAGCCATAGTATTTTGTACTATGTATGAACTTATAAAAGAATCAAACTTTTGCAAGTGCTGTATTACATCATCTTCTGTCTTTTTTATTTCCGGATCAGTAAGAGTATATGCTAACTCTTCCATCTTACGTTTAATTTCAGAATTAAATTGCTTTGCATCTACGCTTTCAAAGAATCCCGGTGCCTGGTCAAATGTGTCTTTAAGTGCAGACATAAGATTTGGCATTTTTTCTGTAGAAGAAATTGTACGCTCTAGTGCAGAAGAATCAAAGAAATTGCTTTCTTGAACTCTTTTTAACAATGCCTGCATGTACATAACATTAGACCCGCTCTTAAGTTTTGATGTGTCATATTTAGTAGCATTGTTTAATAAGTACAAGTTGTCTGCATACTCTTTATATCTTAAAAAGTCTGCAAGTACTTGCGCCTGGTACGACATCTCTAATGGCGATAACTCTCCATTAACATTATTTGCAATCATATCACGCAACAAGTTTTGTCTAAACATTACTGGTTGAGAATCTTCTTGTATTTTACCATACTTAGACTCTAGCTTAGATACTATTTGCTTATTAGACAAATACGCTTTTTCTTCTTCTCGTTTATTGCTAGCAACATTTGCTGCCATAGACTGTCTAGTCTCTTTTAATTTTACGTAGTCATCTATTACAGGCTGTGACATAAAGTATAACACAGACTTGATAGGAACTCCAGATCTTAACAAGTACATGTGTATTGGCGCATAAGCAACACCTGCATTTATATCAAATACAAAGTCATCTTTTGTAACATCTACATATCCTGAAATATACTCTGCAAGTACAGAATTAATTGTACGTCTTCCTTCTATATCTTTAACTCTAGCTAAAGACTTATTATTGCTACTGTTAAAACCTGCAAAGTTTAAAGCTATGTCTGCCTCGCTGCTAATTTTTAATCCTACTCTTTGCGCTTTACCGTGAGCAGTTGAACTAGTTGCAACAATACCTGTTCCTCCTAATCCGGACCACATTCTATATGACTGATTAATCATATTTTCAAATGTAAGCATTTGACTAAAGTTTTTCTTTTCAACTGCATTACCGCCATTTCTAAGAACTCTAATATCATCTGCAATGTCTTTAACTTCAAAAGCTCCTACCGGAGTAATCAGCTGATCAAAACTTTCAGGATGAAGCAGCACATCTGCCATAAGATCTTGCGCTCTGTTTTGCAATGCAGCTTTAATATTCTGCTCTTGCAAAGAAAGTTTAGAGAATTCTGCTAGCTTCATGTCTTTTGACACTTCTCTACTTTCTCTCATTACTTCTAAACGCTCTTTAGCAGTACTGTTAGAATCGTCTAAGTATTTAACTTTATTTATTGCATTGTTTTCTGCATCTAAAACATAGTTAGGAAAATACAATGTTATCTTATCAATATCATAATCGGAACCTGCTTTACCTACCATCTCTGTAGGAACCATAATAGTAGAACCAAACTGTTGAGGTAAGAACCCTGCAATCTCAATTGCATCAATAGAGTTTAACCCTTCTGTAGGTATACGGAATCCTATAATGTTTTTAAGTTCAGGATCTATAGCTGGATCGTTAATGTCAAGTTGTTGGCCTACAAGCTCTTTAAATTTATGTGGCACAAACACTTGCATGCGCGTTGTTTTGTCTCCCGGCTCATAAAATTTAAGAACCTTAAGTCTTTTAACTTCATCTTCTAATCCTAAACGAGCCCATTCTTCTGCATCGTTTTGTTTTAGAATTCTAGTTTGTGATTCTAGACCTGTAGATGCTTGTAATACCATTAAATCACCAGGCATTTTACGTCTTACTACATTGTTTGTAACTACTGCATATAACAATGTTTCAATCTTGTTCTTTTCAAACAGTTGGTTTATAAATTTAGTGTCACCTTCTAGTAAAGTTTGGATACCTAGCATAGTATGCTTAGGAGTATCTCTTCTCTCTAGTTCGTCAAGTAAAACATTTTTAAATTTAGTTACATTAGTAAGTTTATTATTTTTAATACCTAAACGATTTTTTAAACCTGCAAGATCTCTACGAATAATCTCTTCGTTAGTAGAGTGCCAATCGTTTATAGTTTCATTAAATCCTTCATGCTTAGCGTATCTTTCACTAACAGCCCCATTCTCATAAACATTAATTGGTAGTAATGCAGTAGATTGTACACCCATTGTAACTTCTTTTTTAGTCTTAGGTGCAATTTCTAGTTGTATACCTAACTCACTAAAGTCAATTGTTTGTGTGTTTAGCGGAATACCATTTTCATCTAACTCCATTGGCTTGTACATTCCATTCTCATAAAATGCATCAAACTCTCCATCAGTACTTTTAACTCCTCCTACTTTAACTACAGACTCAAATATCATATAGTCAATGTTGTTGGCACTCATGTCATCATTAATTTCTTTGTATGCGCTGTTAGGCATAAGTTGAGGCATAAGTGGAAACAATGCAAATTTATGGAAAGTTCTAAGCTCTACATTATCTTCTATAAATGGTGCAAACACTTGCGGCTTAAGCGGAGGTAATAGCGCTATCTCTTCAGGTGCTATATCCTCTTCAAGCATAAGTTTTTGATACACGTTTTCTTGCTCTTCACTCCACTTACCAGTTCTCCACAGTAAGCTTCTGTAGGTATCTAGATGTATAAATCCTCCACCATCAAACTCTTCCATATTAGAGTATGCATCATCAAGTGCTGAAACGTTTGCATTAGGATCAAGCACTAGCACTGCTGCTTTATACTTTTCTAAGTATGGAGAATCAACAAGAACATCTGCTCTGTGTGCTACAGTTAGTTTATCGCTATGATCTTTTGAGTGTCCTAAATTAGGCATGTTTTCATTCATCCAAGCTAACAGATCTGCATTAGATGTAGGATACGTTTTTGTACCAGATACACCAGAAGTTCTTTTAAACAAGTCTGTATATAGTGCAAGATCTCCTAACAATAACTTTGCTTGCTCATTTACACCTATCAAATGTAAATATGTAAGCTGTCTTGCTATCGACACTGCAGTACTCATATCTATGTTTACTCCATTATCATCCTTGTCTTTATATATTTGTTGGAATCGTTTAACTATTTTAGTATCAAGTCCAATATTTTTATATTTTCCGCCTTTAAATTCAGAGAATTCTTCTTGAATAGTTCCAAGATCTCCTATTGTAACATCTTCTACAGTAGTTTCTAAAGTTCCTGATGCGATCTCCTGTATAACACCAAGGTTTTTTAAAGCTTCAAAGTTTTTAAGTGTTTCAGAGTTTAAAAATCCTACAAGGTCTTGAGTATAGGTATTAGCAATATCTCTAATTTTAATATCTGTAGTAGCTTTCTTCAACTGGCTTGTTGGAATACTAATAAGACCATTAAAGAATCTTAAATTCTTACCTTGTTTATCTAAGCCTTTAATTCTATTAAGCTTAGACTTAGGGTTTCTTAGCTGTTTACCTGCTAGCCGTATCTCATCTGCTAAGTACCCTTTAAGAACACTTACCATTTTGTTTTCAGACATTCTAAAGTCAGGCGTCAAGCCGTCTAAACTAAATGCGTATTCAGTTTTCTTATCAGCTGTACGGATTACAGGATGTATACCTTGAAATAATAAATTTGCATGCAGCGCTGCTATGTCTGAAGGGCTTGTTTTAGAAATATGTTTAGCTTTACCGCCTATTACATTTTCTTTTGCCCCTTCAAGTACACTTACTTTAAATTCTAATAAAGAATTTTCTGATTTAGATTGTAACCAGTACGACCCTTTATAGTTATCTATTTCAAGTGCATTTTCAATAGCTTCATCACTCGCATTGTATTTTTCTGCTATGTTATCCATAGAAGTTTTTAAAGTAATACCAAATGCATTCTTACCTTCTGGAGTTCTGTGCTGCAAATCAATAGCTTGAGTTGTATGTTCTAGCTCTGCCTCTACAAGTGTGTTGATATTAGCTTGTATGTCTCCTTCTAGTATGGCCGTCATGTCCGGATTCTGTGCTATCTCCTGCAATACAAACATTACTGCATCACTTACATCTTCATCAGACTCATATGACTCTATAAATGCTGGTACGTTAGAAAACTTAATACCTATTACAGATAGTACTCTTCTAGCTTGTTCTCCTGTCATAGGAGTTGTTGACCATTCTTTTATAGATTTACCTTCAAATACTTTTTTATCAATATTGACTATAAGCTTACCTTTAACCATCTTACCTACACCTGCACGTAATACGTCTTTAAAGTTAAGCTCCCAAGCTCTTTTTATTTGATTGTATACTCTATCACTGTTACTGTTTATTGTAGTCTTACTTCCATCTCTAGAAATAAGATTCATTAAAAACTCATTGTTAGACTGATTAAACTGCATAATAAATTGTGTAAGCAATTTGATCTTAGGTCCAGACAATGTCTTTATATCAGAATCAAGTCCTAACCTTTCTATTAAAAAGTTAATTTCTTTTTTAGCAGGCCTTAGTGACATTAACTTAGGAAGTATTTCGTCTTGTGGCAGTCCTGTAAGTTCATTATACAAGTAAGCCATAGTGTTTCCAAAATCTGCTAATCTAGGCAATCCGCTAGTATTGTATTCAAAATATGAAACACCTTCTGAGTCTACGTTACTTTTAGGTAGAGTAGACAGTAACAACTTAAGAGGTAAAGGCATTACAGAATTAGGATCAATTTCATGAGATGCTATACCATGTAAACTATCTCTATTGCCTTTATTCTCTTCTAACGCCGCTTCAATCTCTTTGTCAATATTTATTTTCCACTTTTGTAAATACTTACCGTGCTCTTTTATTAAATACGACCAATTGTCTCGTATCTGCACTCTAGTGTCTTTAAGCTTTTCTATTTCTCTACGTACTCCAGGAGTAGTTGGCATAGCTTCTAGCATTTTTATTTGCTTACCTATACTTCCTATAACTTTGTTATATACTTTATTCTTTTCTCCCGGTCTACCGTACAATTGTACAATAACTTCACTTAGATTTTTTGTTTTCTTTTTGCTAAAAAAGTCTTCAGCAGTAAATAGATCTCTAGACGCCGCCAGCTGAAACAGATGAGA